CCACGCACTTTGACGGCAACACGCATTGCCCCATTCCCGATATTTGGTTTGTATGTGCCGTTAATTAAATAATCCTCGGTCAACATTTGTTCCACCAATTTGTGAATGTCAATCCATCCACGCCCCGAACCATATTGGTCGGGTTTGCGGTTTATTGTCCAATTCGGTGAACCTGGCAATGTCGTTGTGCCACTCCATACATACACATCGCATTGATAATAGAATGAATCTGCGGTGTATAACGCATCGTAAAATTGGTAAATCAATGGGGATTTTGCCCCACATATCGCACTTGGTTGTTCGTTGAATGTCATCGTTTGAATCTTGCTTTTATGTCTTTGGCCATTGCCGTGGTTAATGCCTTATTGAATTGTGGTAATATCTCCTTTCGTGCCATTGTAACAAATGGGAATGGTTCAATACCAAAGTGTTTAATTTTTCTGTTCATCATGAATCGCATTGCGTTTTCATCGGCCTTGCCTTTGAATCGCCCCGTTCCCATATCCCGTGGTTGAATGCGTTTCATCTTTGTCCAATTACGCATCGATGCCAACGGAATGCCCTTGCCTGGCTTTCTTCCGTTCTGCACATAATCGGCGGTCTTATTCATGGTAATACCCATGTTTAACCCTTTGGGTGATGCTTGGATGGAATTAACCAATTGCCCCGATGCCACATAATTACCACGGAATGTTTTTTTGGAAACGGAAATGGGTGTCCACCCTTCACCAACCTTTTTCCACTTGGCACGGATTGATGTTCGTGGGCGTTTTACCTCCAATAAGGTACGACACGCAATCGCCCATTTGTTGGAATACTCCGCAACTACTTGTTCGCTATTTTTATACGCAATCGCCATCCGTAACCCAAGGGTTTATCAATTCGATTCCAACTGTGATTTGGTAACCCGCCAATACTGAATCCAATGTTTCCATAAATGGTTGAAAAGTAATGGGGCGTATGTATTGGATTTGGTTAAAATAATCTTGTTCCGTACGCCATAACCCCTTTGAAAACCTCACATACAAATCTTGCAAAATGTTTGCATAGTTTTGATTCTCGGTGTATCCATATTGGGAATACTCGGTGATTAAATTTTCTTGTTCGTTTTCCGTTTTCAAGAAGTTCACCCTATCCGCCACCATGATATTCATTTGGATGGTTGCCACTTGGTCGGTTAATGCCACCGATTGAATTGAACAATGCATCAACGGGAATACCAAAAACGCCTTGAAATCAAATTCGGTTAATGTGCCGTGTGAATAGTTCCACCCCTCCAAATCGGCAATGTCTTTCATCACCTCAAATGCCGTTCCTATGTGATTATTGTTCATCGTTGTTTAATTGCTTTTTGTTCCATTTTCGCAATGTCGCTTTCGTAAGCGATCCACATACAAGCGGAGTGAATGGGTTTTGTATATACTTCTTCAAGGTTGAGGAAACTTCGGTTAGCAAGTCGGTAGACCATTCCAAACCATCCCCATTTTTCGGTAAGTCGTACTTCATCGACACTTCCCCCCTCCTCACCATCGCCAAATACTTCTGGGTAGAATTCAACAAGTCGATTCCTAAACTCCAAAAAAAAAGCAACGCACCAAACGCCGTGTTACAATCCATGTCCTTGAATTCTGGGTTTAACTCCGCATTGTACGGGGCAATCTCATACCTTCCGTTTTGGCCTTCCTTGGTGATGGGGCGATACAAAACAGATAGCACCTTCCAAATATCATTGGGGGTTTTTTGGTATGTTTCAATGTCGATAAATTCACCCGTTGACAATTCATCCATGTTTGGGATGAATCCGTATTTGATGCCGTTCATTTTGAACCTGGGTGTGAACACGGGTTTAGATTCCAACATTTTGGAAATCTTAATCACACAATCTTTGAGGATGTCAAATGGGATGGCCTTTACCTCACTCATGGTCAATTCACAAAAGATGGCAACCGATTCCAACTGCCTTTGTGTTTCATCCATATCGGCCTTCAATTCATTGTACGCCAACATTTGATGCAACTTGACATCCTTCAACTCCGTGGGTACAATGATGGTTTTTGTTTCAATCATATACCCATAAAACGCCAATAATGGCGATTGTTTATACTAACCTTTCATGTAGGATGGTGTGAACCTGGGCGTGATACCTTTGCATCTCCTTATCGGTTACCAAAATATCCGTAAATTCCCGAACCGATGAAATGATTGTGGAATGGTCAAGGTGTGAAATGTTACCAATCTCCATGAAAGTCATGTTCAATCTTTTTCTGCAAATGTGGTTGAACATATGACGGGCATACATTGGTTTGCGTTTCCTTGACTTGGTGATGATTTGGTCGGGAGTCATATCCATTACCTCACAAATAACCCGTAACACTTCACCCCATGTGGTGGGGTTATCGTTGATGTCCGTTTTGGGTTTGACAATTTCTTGTTTCAGCAACCGAACTTCGCGGTCATGGGCCATCTTGTTTTCAACTACCAACAATCGCAGTCGTTTTATTTCTTGTTTTAAGTTGTGTATTTCTTGGTAATGGCTTGTCATATCAAACGCAAATATACAAAATCCACACGAAATAAACAATTAACGAATATCGTAGTTTCCGTAATTGGATTTGATTCCAAGTGCCATCATTTCCATGTAGCGAAGTGCGTCAAGCCCATGCCGCGTTCCGATGGGGGTGTTGTTGGTTCGCCCCTGGGCATCCGTATCCCAACAATAATTCCGTAATTCCTTGATTAGGTTTGTGGATGTGGATGTAACCAAATACGATTGGGATTGCATGATTTGGATTCCGTAGTTGATTGAATCTTTGCCCTTGGTTACGCCCTTGATTCTTATTCCATACCTCCGTATCTCATCAATTGATTTTGGTTCGGCTGAATCCGCATAAACGGGTACATGGTTGGGCAATGCCCTTGCAATGTCCGAATTAAGCATTCCCGTGCGGTATGCGACCTCATCAACTATTCGTTGACCATTGTACTCATATACGGCAACAATCGCCGTGGGATCGTTTGTATACCCAAAATCCACACCACAACCAACCAATCTTGCATCCTCTGGTATTTTGTCGATGGTTTGCCAATTACTGAATATAACCCCTTGTAGGTTTCCAATCTCACCAAGCCCATATACCCGCCACCAATTGGCCCAATAATTGGATGTTTCCGCCCTATCCCGTGCCTTTTCAATTTCGTTTACAATTGATTTGTCCAACGCTTCATTGTCTTTGTATGTTAGTACAATCATCTCCGCATCCGCATCGTGTACCAACTCACTATCCACCCAAAATTCCGCCACGGGGTTGTAATCCAAGTATATGAATTTACGGGTACGGATTGCCATTTGGTAGTATGATTCCCAATCTATGTTGTTGCACTCATTCACGAATAACACATCACGCCTTGCACCCCTCAACTTTTGTGGTTGGTCTGCGGAAAAGAATTCAATGTAACTATCGTTGCTGAATGAATAAGTCCATGAAGATTTGTTCCATTTCAACGGATCAAACATCCCGACCATTTCCATGATTTTAAGGAAGTCACGAATAGCACCCCTCCGTAGGTGGGGGATGGTTTCCGATACGATGCTGATTTCTACCTTTGGGTTTTTAACCGCGTAATCAATTAGCAAGGGGATAATTGAAAAGGTTTTTGAACTACTTGTTCCACCCCTTACAATCCTAACCCGTTTGCGTAACCGACTAATCTTGACCTGGGCTGTTGTTTTCTGCAACATCTATATCAATACCATTGAAAATGGGTTTCTCTTTTTCCTCCAACACATTGTGACTCATGGATAGTTTGCGGAGTTCTTCTTCGCTACTTATCAATTTCATTAACGCCAATTGCAATGTGGGTTGCTCACTCAAATACCATTTGGATCGCATAGATACTTTGATGTTGGTCTTCACAGTTAACAATGCCTCTTTTATTGCGTTGGATTCGTGGAGTTTATGGGCGTAAAATGTGCTTTTATCGCACGGCAAATAAGCGACTACATCCTCAATAAAAAACAACTTGTATTTTTCTATGGCTTCCAATGATAGCCGTTCCAATTCGTTTGTCTTATATGCCATTATTCATCGGGGGTTAGGGGTATTGGCATCCAGTAAACCACATGTAATCTTTGATCCGTGTGATAACAATGCCATTGTTCATCGTAGTAAACCGCCACATAGGGAAAACCCCGCACGGTCTTAACCAATACGGGGGTTTCTTCTTGTGGTAATGTTCGTTCAATCTTCCTCCACGCTTTCATGTTCTAATGCTTCTTTGTAAGTGTCGTAAAATGTTTCTTCGCCATTGTAAAAATTTGTTACGAGGTAATCAACTTGATGCCCCATGCAAGAGCAAATTGAGATTCCATTTTCAAGGGCTATGTAAACATAACCCGAATTAGCGTTAAATCCAACGCCCATGATTTCTTCGTTTGCACATTGATTTGCATACGCTTGAAAAATCAATCCCAATCCTTTTGCTTCGCAGTAGGAAATTGAGTTGCCAATCCCCGTGATTTCAATTGTGTTTGTCATATCTGTTCTAATTTTGTTGTTTCAACTTGTAATTTAGTAACGCACTTCTTGTCGTTCATGTAGTGGCAAATTACCTCGGATGTTTTGTCGTTCAATTGTTGTAAAAAAACACCCACGCATTCAATGTTACCGATTGAATCTAACTGCCATTTAACCATTTGTCCTATTTCCATGAAGCGAAGATACATTTTTAATTTGAAATACAAAATAAAAAGACAAATTATTTTAACCCAACGAATGCTTTTAAGGGGTAAAATATCAAACTATTCCTATATCCCCCGTCATGTGTCGGGATAATTGGCGTAACTCCATGAACATTTTTCCATGCGGGATAAACCAACATTGAGTTATCTGCGCTATCCATAACCGCCCCGTAATCGGGAACATAAAGATTGCCACCTTTGGCGTTCAAACGCTTCGTGATGATCACATTGACCGCACCAACGATGTTACCCGTGTCACGATGGAAAGGTGCAGATATATTGTAGTTTGAAATTGAGGAGGTAAAAAGGTTCGCGAACTTCCATTTATCGGGAACTTGCTCAAATAGTTTCTTTTGCCGTTCGTATTGGTCGGGCAATATGTCGTGCATAATTGATTCGCTTTCTTTTGCCAACATCAACATTGCTTTGATGAATGTTTGAGCCGATTTGACTTGGTGAACTGATGAAATAGTTGGATATGGCCTACGCATAACTGGCTTTGGTGGTACTGATCCTAAAATTGTTGACATTTGGCTAACGCCGACTAATCTTGCTTCGCTTCTTTTCATTCCTTCTTTTGATAATTTGACTGTTTCCATTCTGTCCAAATATGTTTTAGGAACTCGGTCACTTTGAAATTCCGCATTAGCCAAGTTTGCTAATTTTGTTGCCCTTTCTGGCATTGATTTGATGTAAAAGCCAATTGGTTCACCGTTCTCATAAAATATACAATCTTCGGTGATGTTTGGGGCTAAATACGGGCAATCTTGCCCAATCTTTGCTTCGTGTGGTTGCAAGATTAAATCTACTCTTTTCATATTAATATTTCATTTTTGCGTTTCGGATTCATTTTGATTTTGTCTTTCCACTTCTGACACAAATAGGTTATGTTTTTTTGTTCTTCATTATCTGTTCTATAATCAACTGCCCCACCTTTATTTTTGTAATGTTCAAAAGTGAACAAGTATTTTTGATATCTAAAACAATGACCATAAAATTCTAAATGTTGAAGTGTGTAATCATAATCTTCTTTTAATGTCAAACTTTCATCAAAGTACAAGTTGCATGGTTTGACAAAAAGCATATCCCCAAT